TCTGTGCTTATCAGTCCAGGAGTTGAGGGATTTATATAAACTCAATATGCACCTGGATAATGAAACAACATTACAATTGTTCACTTCTAAAAAAGAGACTTTATGAAAGCAATAGAGATGTTTATTTTAAAACTTGATCAAACAATCAAGGACTCTAAAAGAGCCCCAAATCAAGATGTAGTTAAAACAATGGAGGCTTGTTTGGAATTAGCCAAAGACCTTTACGAGATGGAAAAACAAGGAGATGAACTTATCCAACAATTATTTAAAGCTATAAAAGTAAAACAATGAACGATTTATTGATCTGGTCAGTCGCACCAACTAAAGCCGACATTGAAAAATATTGCGATAATGTTGCAAACGAACTATCTGAGGGTTTGTCAAGACCAGAAGATATTGCCGTTAAAATAGCAGCTATTGAGGTATTTGCTAAAACATTACGATCTAAGGCAGAGGAGCACATCATTGAGTTTCTTAATAAATGCCCAAAAGGTGCATATAATCATTTGGGGGCTGATTTAAAGCTAAAAGACTCTCAGACATACGATTATGCTGGTTACTCCGAAAGATGGGCTGAATTGCAATCTCAAATTGATGTGCTTAAAGCTGAGCAAAAGGAAATTGAGGACAACGCTAAAAAATATGAGCGTGGTCAGATCCCATTAAAAACATACAAACAAACTTATTCCATAACCCTTAACAAGTAAAAAATGATAGTACTAAACATCAAAAAAGAGGACATCAAGTTCACTAAGCACAAAAACGGCAATCATTATGCAACAATTGTAGTTGAGAAACGAAAAGAGATTGATAAGTACGACAATACTCACACAGTTTACAATGGACAAACAAGTCAACAAAGAGCAGAGAAAGCAAAAAAAGAATATTGCGGCAACGGCAAAGAGTATGTCTGGAGTCCAGAGGCAAAGAATGAGTTTAAAACTACAAATGTGAATGACATCCAAAATGCTCAAGAGAGTGAGGATGATTTGCCATTTTAACAAAAAATTAACTATGATAACAAATTTTGAGCAATACACTCACGAATTAACCGATGAGGAAAAAAAATTAGTACCTATTTTGATTGCTGGTTTCAAGACTAAAACTAAAAGCAATCCCATTACTGGTGCTGATATTGTAAAAGCAATTAATAGCCAAAAAGAAAAATTTGGGATCAAAACATTTAGTGAGCCACGATTAAGAAAGATTTGCAACTTTATCAGAGCAAAAGGAATTTTGCCTTTAATAAGTACTTCAAATGGGTATTACTTATCCTATGACAAAGAGGAACTTAGAAAGCAAATTTTATCTTTAAATGAGAGAGCAGATGCGATAAGAAATAGTGCATCTGGATTAGAAAAAATGTTGCAAATGATCAATTAATTGTATATTTGTACAAAGGATGTAGGATATCCTCAATTAAACTTATTGGCTCAAAGCTGCACCCCTAATCCTACTGGGGGGAATGCCGAGAGCCACTTTTTTTTTATGTCAAAAGATCCAGCAGTGCTTTTTTACACCTCAGATTTTCTGAGTGGCACTTTTACAATGACCAATGAGCAAGTTGGTAAGTACATACGTTTATTATGCCTCCAACATCAAAAAGGTAAACTTACCGAAAAGGATATGCTAAGCATATGCAAAGCATATGATTTTGAAATATGGGATAAATTCAAAAGGGATGGCGAATTATTTTATAATGAAAGGATGTTTATTGAAACTGAAAGGAGGCAAAAATTCAGTGAAAGCCGTAGAAACAATGCAAAATCTACTAAAAGCATAAGCAAAGCATATGCTGAGCATATGGAAACTGAAACTGAAAATGAAAATATAAATATAAATAGAACTAAAGCTAAAACTGAAATTAAAATCCTGGATGAGCAATTTGAACAATTTTGGGATCTGTACGATTATAAGAAATCAAAGGATAAAGCTGAGAAAGTTTGGAAAACTTTAACTGATAATGAAAAGAAACAAGCAATTTATCACGCACCTTTATACGCTGAGTCAACTCCAGATAAACAATTTAGAAAACATCCAACAACTTACCTAAATCAAAAATCTTTTAACGATGAAATCATCCAACCAATTACAAACAACAAGTCCAGGATCGCTCCAAAAGTTACCAGTGAACAGTTACACAAAGCATTTGTTAAACGCAGTAATGGCTGGTAGTACTGGTGCAGTATTTAACGAAATGTGCAGATACAAAGAAAATGGAGAGGCTATGCCTATAAAAGTTATGGAATTAGTGCCAGTTGCAGAGAGATTACCTGGACTGGTAAAAACCTATGGCAATGATAAAGTTGCAGCCGTTTTGAGTGTATCAATCACAAAGGCTTTAAACAATTTCAATCTTAGAGTTGGGATGAATCCAGATCAAATTACTGAATTATGCTACCAACTTATTGAATCAGCTAATGAGGATCAGTTGGCAATCCAAGATATTATGTTATTTTTGGATGGTTTGGTAAAAGCAAAGTATGGAAAGGTTTATGATCGTATGGATATTCCTACCTTTTTTGAGATGCTTGAGGTTTATCGTGAAAAGCGATTTCAAGACTATCAATCTGTAAAAGAGGAGCAAAACGCTCAGTTCAAGGCTATGGGCGATAGCAACAGATCATCAACCGATGTGGACAAGGAGGCGAATAGAAATGCAATGTCAGAATATTTAAAATCAAAATACAACGAGCCCCCAAAACTTTAATTTTTAACAAAGTGGTGTTTGTTATGTCAAGGGGGCTTTTTTAACTTATGGAAACCTACATACCAGCACAAGACATTTTAATCAAAATCAAATTTAACGCTGAAACCAGCGAAAACGAAAAACAACTCTTAAAAGATGCGATTGATCAAATTATTAAAAGAGACAATATCATTCAGCCTATCTCTGATCAAGTTTGTGATGATTAGTCTGCCACTGGCATTATTGCTTTTTTGTACAGTTAACATTATCTTTGAGATTAAACGTATGATGAAATGACAATTACCATCCCCAAGCTAACTGCTAAGGCTCAAAAGATATTCAATGCATACATAAGGCAAAGAGACTCCGAAAACGGATTATTTACTTGCATCTCTTGTGGTCAAGTTAAACCAGTTGAGGTTATGGACTGTGGGCACTATGTTCCACAAAAAAACTCCAGTGCTTTAAGATTTAACGAATACAACTGCAATGGAGAGTGTAAATCTTGCAATGGGTTTGATCAGTTTCATCTGATCGGTTACAGAAAGAATCTCATCAACAAGATTGGGATTGATATGGTGGAGTGGCTGGAGTCCAATCATCGTGAGGTTAAAAAATGGACCAGGAGTGAACTTTTAGAAATCATTAACAATTATAAATTATGATATTACTTGCAGCACAAATGGAGGGGATTGCATCAAGGAAAGATAAAACCATCAAAGTAACATTGGGAACTCAAGAGATGACTCCAAATGAAGCCGCTCAATTGTTTAACCTTAATCAAAAACTTTGCTACGTTGCAATCAAAGAGGAGCACTTCAACCAGGAGGAGGCAGATATCATTGCAGACCTTAAAACAGATTTTGACAATATCAAATCCCCATCTCAGCGTTTTAGGGCGATTTTGTACGTTAATTTTCAGCAGCGACCAGATGGGTACAAAGATTTCCAATCGTACTACATTGCGAAGATGGATGCCCTTTGTGAGCATTTTAAGAATAAATTGGATTAACTTTGTTTACAAACATTAACCAAATGCTATTAGGAGAAACAGAATTTTTACAAGTACTAAGAGAAAATGGGGGGCTTTATGCTAAGACTGCAAAAGCCATATCTGAGATGACTGGAGTGTCAATATCAAGACAAGCGGTTTACCAAAGAGCACAAAATTATCCAGAGGTATTAAAAGATATCAAAGAGGAGATTATTGATGGTGCAGAGGATGGATTGGCAGACTTGATGAAATGTGATGATAATAGGATCAAACTTGAGGCAATCAAACTTTATCTGAAAACTCAAGCCAAATCCAGAGGCTATGTTGAGAAACAAGAGGTTGATTTGTCTGGATCAATCAATATAAACTGGGAAGAAAAAAGGACATACGTTGGCAATAACCCATCAATCTAATGGAATTATCCATCAAACAAACGGAGGCTTTAGACTTACTTGAAGATAACACAACACTGGAACTGCTATTTGGTGGTGGGGCTGGTGGGGGAAAGACTGCACTGGGTTGCTACTGGCAACTCAAACAACGTTTAAAATATCCTGGCACTCGTGGTTTGATAGGTCGTGCCGTACTTAAAACACTAAAAGAAACAACACTTGTTTCATTGTTTCAGATAGCTAAGATGCAAGGGCTTGAAAGCAACAAACACTACAAATACAATGGGCAATCCAACCAAATAGAGTTTTTTAATGGATCTGTGATCTTGCTAAAGGATTTATTTGCTTATCCATCTGATCCTAACTTTGATGAACTTGGATCACTGGAAATAACAGATGCTTTTATTGATGAGGCAAACCAGGTAACCGACAAGGCAAGGAATATTGTACGATCCAGGATAAGATACAAACTGGATGAAAATGGCTTGATCCCCAAACAACTCTACACTTGTAACCCAGCTAAGAATTGGACTTACTCAGAGTTTTATAAACCACAAATTGATGGAGTGCTACCCAACACAAAGAAATTTATCCCATCGCTGATCGATGACAATCCGTTTATATCAAAGCATTACAAAGAATCTTTATTAACTTTAGATACGGCATCCAAAGAACGTTTGCTTTATGGCAACTGGGAATATGACAATGATCCATCAACTTTAATTGAATATGACAAAATTCTGGATTGTTTTACAAACACTTTTGTTCCTACTGGTCCACCTTATCTTACTTGTGATGTGGCTCGTTTTGGTAATGATAGCACTGTTATTGGTATTTGGTATGGGTTTCGTGTTCGTTTTCATCAATACAAGGGTAAAAGCGTTGTGGAGGTGGCTGAAATCATTAAAAGCCATCAAGCCAACCATCAAATCCCAATGAGTCATATCATCATTGATGAGGATGGTATCGGAGGGGGATGCGTTGATATTCTTAAAGGGTGCAAGGGATTTGTCAATAACAGTTCCCCATTAGAAAACCCAATCACATTAAAAAAGGAAAACTTTGATAATCTAAAATCTCAATGCTACTTTAAGTTAGCTGAGATGATAAATGATAGCAAAATTTACGTTGAAGCCGATGGCAACATCAAGCAACTGATCATACAAGAGTTGGAGCAAGTGAAACAAAAGTCAGTTGACAATGATGCTAAAAAGGGAATCATCCCAAAAGATAAGGTCAAGGCTTTGATAGGTAGATCCCCAGACTTTAGCGATGCGATGGCAATGCGAATGTATTTTGAGTACACTCCTAAATTTTCCGTTGCAGTTTGGTAATTGTAAAAATTGTAACTTTGGCTAAATAACACATACTATGGGTTTACTTGATTTCTTTGGCAAAAAGAAAGTTAATACTCTTTTACCGACATATCCAACCAACTCTAATATAGCAATCCAAAAAGGGATTGTAACCTGGCAAGGTGCAAATGCACAAGGTTATGTTCGTGATGGTTACCAATCAAATGACATTGTTTATGCGATTATCAAACTGATCACAGACAAAGCAAAACTTGCTCCGTTCCACGTTTATAAGGAGGTTGATACACAAGCTGCTGCTCGATATAAAGCGTTAATGAAACAACCAGATAAGATCACAAACTGGCAAGAGGTTAAGGAATTACATACCAAAGCATTTGAGATTTATACTGGCGATGCTCGATTGAATGAACTTTTAAAATATCCTAATGAGGAGGACACTTTTGCTGATTTAGTTGAGCAATGGTGTGCTTTCAAATTAATAACTGGAAACTCTTTTATCTATGCAAAACTTATCGAGGGAGGAGCAAACCAATCAAAACCATTCGAGTTGTACGCATTACCATCCCAATATATGGCAATCATCGCCAATGTGGAGGTGTTCCCACCAGTCCGTGTTGGATATCAGCTTTTTTACGGTAAGTTGTGGTCATTTGATCCCAAAGAAATATTGCACGACAAGTACTTTAACCCAGCTTGGAACGTAACTGGTAACCAACTTTATGGTCAATCGCCATTGATGGCTGCTGCTCGTACATTAACCAGATCAAATGAAGCTAAAACGGCTGCCGTGAGTGCATTTGAGAATGGTGGACCAGCTGGAGTTTTATTCTTTGATGATACAAGGTTTGATCCTAATAGTGGAGCACAACAAGCACAAGCACTTAAAAAGTCTGTTGGCGAAAAGAGTGGATCATCAAACTACAACTCAATTGCAGTTTCTGGCTACAAAGTAGATTGGAAACAAATTGGATTGAGCCCAGTTGAATTGAACATCATTGAAAGTGAGAAATGGGATATGAAATCACTTTGTAACATATACGGAGTGCCATCTCAATTATTGAATGATGCTGATAACAAGACATACAACAACCAATTAGAGGGAGAAAAAGCATTGACTTTGCGTTGTGCTATTCCTTTATTGGATGGTATCGCAGAGAATTTAAACAGAAAGTTAAAATCTGACTGGGGTTATCGTGGTCAAAACATTTATATTGGTTATGACATAAAGGTTTACCAGGAATTAGAAGCCAACAAGAGTGAGCAAGTGTCCTGGTTGGACAAAGCGTGGTGGATCAGTCCAGCACAAAAAATGGAGATTATGGGTGTTAAGACTCCAGACTACATCCCACAAGAGGAAATGGAAAAACTTTACATACCATCAAACTTACAAGCACAAGATCAATTTCAACCTTTAGATTTACCAACAGATCAAAACCCTTAATATGCAATTTGTAGAATTTCTAAGCCATTTACTTGATGCCAAAGAGCAAACAATAGTGTGGCACAATCAGACAACAAGCTATGCTGAACATAAGGCATTGGACTTTTTTCAAGATGAGATTGCTGAAAAGTATGATGATTTAGTTGAGAGTGTAAGTGGTATTTATGGTCGCCCAAAAGGTTATTCTGTTGGAACATTGCAAGACTACAAAAGCAATGATCAATTGATGAAATATTACAAAGAATTGTACTTATACATCCAGACTGAAAGAAAGACTATTTATCAAGAGACTTGGGTGCAAAACCAGATTGATGAGATCGCACAATTGATTGCTAAAATGCTTTACCTTTTAACTTTGAAATAATGAAAAACATTGAAATTGTACTTAAATCTTTAGCTGATCTAAAAAAACATTTGGAGGAGGTTAAAGCTACAACTGGCATTAACAAAATGGGTGTTGCACACGCTGCTGAATTAGTTGCCAATGGCAAAGTAAGCAAGTCAAGTTCCTGGAATCCACCAACCTCAAGTGAGGAAAATGCCTACATCAAAGAGAATGGGATGGCTAAATATGGTATGTGGTTTTTAGGTATTGATAGCAATGTAAGCAATGAGGACAAAGGTCATTGGCATTACATCTATACCAGCGATTTTAAAACAATTGATCGTGCTGGTTTAATTGCTATTCGCCAAAGGGCTGGACAACAAAAGCAAACCGATGTGTTCAATGCAGCTGGTAAGTTACTTGAGAAAATTGATGCATAAATGATCTGGCACGATTATCGTAAACTATACGAGAATGCAATAAAGCAGTATTCGCCTAAGTTCAAAAAAGAACTACAAAACCAGGTTGATACGTATTGCCGTACCCAAGATATGAGTGCCATATCTGATAAAGGGCTTAAAAAGACCATTAAGAGACTGCACGTTGCCTTAGGAACTAAAATGGCTGCGATTGCCTCAAAAGATATAAAAAGGTCCATAAAATCGGCTGAATTGCCCCAAGAGGCTAAATCAGAACAAACCGACATCTGGGCTTACACTATTTTGCAATATCTGGATCGTAAAGGTCTGGACAATTTAGCAACTGAGATAACAGATACAACAAAGAAACAAATCCAAAACTATTTGGCTAAAGCATTGGCAGATGGAATCCCAATGAATGAAACCATCAAGGCACTTCAATACGCTGGGATTACAAATTACAGAGCCGAACTTATTGCCAGGACTGAGACTGCAAAAGCTGCAAACATTGGATCAATGGTCGGTGCAGTTTCAACCAATCTGGTAACTGTGAAAGAGTGGATCTCTGCTCAAGACTTTAGAACAAGGAGAATACCCAGAGATATGTTTGATCATTTGTCAATGGATGGTATGCAAGTACCAATGGATGGATTTTTCCAAGTTCCAACCAAAAAAGGATTTAACGAGTTGATGCTACATCCAGGCGATGTTCACGCATCTGCTGGTAATGTTTGCAATTGCCGTTGTACTTTGGGTTATGAGGCATTAAGAGACTCAAAAGGCAAGTTGATGACATACACTAACAATCCCCCAATGGGCGATGTTGGATTAATCTTTAACTTGTTATCAAATTCAGTTGGCAGAGAAATCACACAACTAATAGCTGAGGCAATCCTATAATAAAAAAAATATTAACTTTGAGTTATGAAAACATTTCAATCTAAAGATATCATCGTAAGCAAACAAGACACAAACTACAATGTTTTGGATGTTGATACTGCACAACGTAGAGTTAAAGCCGTATGGGCAAGATGTGGCAATATTGATTTAGACAATGACATCATCGTTCCAGAAGCGTTTACAAAAACGATTAAGGAAAGAGGTCCAATGGGCAAAAACTTAGTCTGGTCTTTGGTTGATCACTGCACAGAAATGGAGGCAGTAATTGGAAAGCCAGAGCAGTTATACATTGAGGGCGATATGCTTATTGCAATCACTCCAATTGTGGACACTGAACAAGGAGAAAATATGATCAAGATGTATGATGCTGGTTTGATTAACCAACACTCAATCGGTTTCAGTACATTACAATCAAATGTTGACAAAAAAGGAATCAGAACAATTACTGAGTTGAAATTATATGAGGGATCAGCAGTATTATGGGCTGCAAATCCAGAGACTCCAACCTTAGATGTAAAAGGCGAGGTTAAAAAGAGTAACTTAGTTGATAGATTAGAGAAACTATCTAAAGCATTCAAATCTGGTCGTTTTACCGATGAGACATTTGCTTTGATGGAGATCGAAATAAAAAAGATACAAGCTGAATTGTTAGCTATTCAAATCGTTGATGAAATCACTCAATCCGAGCAATCAATTGAGCCGAAAGTTGATGAAAAGAAAGAAGATAATGAGCAAGTATTAAAGGCAATCCAAAATTTTAACAACCTATTTAAAAAGTAAGAAATGGAATTAGAAAACCAAATCAGCCAAATGGCAGAAAATGTTAAGGGTATCAAGAGTGATATCACTAACGAAATTGAATCAGCAAAGTCTGAGTTCAAGAGCGAAATCAATGTAGTTAAGGATGAAATGCAAAAGCAAATTGATGGTGTATTAGCATCTCAAAAGAAAGCTGAAAGCAAAAAAGAATCTAAGACAATTGATCAAATGATCCTTGAGAAATTAGATGGTAAAATGGGCGAGTTCGAGATGGCATTAAAATCATCTTCTGGCTCTTACCGTATCGAATTACCAGAGGTAAAAACAATGTTATTAAGCAATAGCTTAACTGGAGATCCAGTGGCAACTTATGCTCCTAACCAAGCTATTTTCCCATCTCAAAAGATCAACTTTAGAGATTTAGTGCCAACAGTTCGCTCTACAACTGGATTGTATGTGTACTATGCTGAAGATACTGGCGAAACAAACAACATCGGTAAGCAAACAGAGGGTAACGATAAAGGCGAAAACAACTACGCATTAACTGAAACTAAAGTTGTTACAAACTACATCGCTGGTTTTACAACTTTCTCTAAGCAAATGAGTAAGTCTTTACCTTTCATCTCTCAAACTTTACCTCGTTTATTACAAAGAGATTTCTTTAAGAAAGAGAATGCTTTGTTCTTTGCAACTGTATCTGCTGCTGCAACTGGTAGCACTACAACTGCTGAAACAAACGATTTATTACAATTGATCGACTACATCGGTAACCAAAAAGCTGCTAACTACAACGCATCTTATGTGTTAGTAAGTGAGGCTCAAATGGGTAAGTTATTGAAAGCTACTGTAACTGCTGGTTACTATGCTGGTAACGGATCTGTGATCGTTAATCCTAATGGTGGTATGACAATCTGGGGTGTTCCAGTTGTTTCTGCATCTTGGGTTACAAACGATAAAGCATTAGTTATCGACAACGACTACATCGAGAGAGTAGAGACTGAGTCTTTAGCAATCGAGTTCTCTTATGAGAATGGTACAAACTTCCAAAAGAACTTAATCACTGCTCGTATTGAGTGTATGGAAGAAATCAACTTAATGTTGGCTAACTCAGCTATTTACGCTACAATGAACGCATAGTTTAAAGTTTAGTAAATATCACCCAAAGAGGGTGTGGCTTAATTGCTGCACCCTTTTTTTGTTATTATAAAAAAAGAGTAAATTTGTAAAAACATAAGAAATGTATAGTTATCAAATAGATTATGTTATTCAAAACAACACTCCAACTGAGGAATGTATCACAGTTGCAGAGGCAAAACAATATTGCCGTGTAAGTAATAATGTTGAGGATGACTTATTTGTTGATCTGATCATCCAGGCAAGACAAATCGTTGAAAAGGTTACAAATCTAAAATTAGTTCCTTGTCAAGTGGATGTATGGTTTAATAATGCTGGTGGTAATTTCCAATTGCCATTTGGACCAGTATCTTACATATTAGGAATGTGGGATCAACAAAATAACCAGATCCCATCAACAACTTACAGAATCATTGGTGCTCAATATCCTACTGTAACATATCCTTTATACGGTGTGATCAAAATGTCTTATATGACTGGTTTTGATTGCGTTCCAACTGATCTAAAAGTTGCAATGCTTGATCAAATCAACTACGACTATGAAAATCGTGGAATGGATGTGAACGATATGGGTATATGCGAAAAAACAATGAGAGCGTGTCAAAGATGGACTCGAACAAGCCCAATTTTATAAAATGAGAATAGGACTACACAAGGACAACTACGTTGATGCCAACTCTATGACCAGGTTGGTTGATGTTTATGCCCCTACAAGGGTTGCAGATGGGCAAGGAGGCTATACAACCACTTTTGCCTTACAAGAGACTGTCTGGGGGGATTATCGCCCACAAGAGCAAAATAGAGCCCTTTTGGAGAGTGAGTTAAGTTTTACTCGTATGGCTAAGCTATTTATCAGATGGGATTTAACAATAACTGACAATTACCAACTTGAGGTTGAGGGGCAACGATACACAATCCATTCAATTAAGGATGTGGACAATGCTCATCGATTTTGGGAAATCATAATGTATGCCTAAAGGATTTTCTTTTAATCTTACTGGACTTGATGCCTTTGATAGATCATTAAAGGATTTAAAAAGTGATGTTTACAAGAACACAGTTGCCGAATTGAGTGCATCAACAATGAGAATTGAGAAAGCCGCTAAGAAAGAAGCCCCAGTTAATTTGGGTACTTTAAGACAAAGCATTCATGCCGTATCTTATGCACCTTTAACTCATGCCGTTGTATCTTACGCTTCATACGCACCATACGTTGAATTTGGTACTGGTGGCAAGGTAAGTGTGCCTCCAGGTTATGAAGATTTTGCAATGCAATACAAAGGCTTACCAGGTGGAACTTATTATGACTTTTTGATGGCAATTGCCGAGTGGGTAAGAAGAAAGGGAATAAAACCTAATGATGCGACTTATAGTGTTAAAATACCAATGAAAACTATTCGTAGAACTGGAACAAAGGCACAAAAGTTTGATCAAGATGTAAGGATGGCTCAAGCAATAGCATTCTCAATACTTAAAAAGGGAATAAGACCTCAACCATTTATGATACCAGCTTACGAGGCTGAAAAACCAGTATTAATTGAACGATTAAAAAAGATATTAAATGCTAAATCCTAACATTGAAATAAAGAAATGGTTTTTTACTCACTTAGTTAGTGCCACTGGATTGAGTGTGTATGATGGTTTTGCACCAGATAACGCTGGTTCGGAATATATCATTTTAGATGGTCGAACATCGACTCAAGAACAAGGCAAAACGAGTTTTGTAAACTCAAATACCATCATCGTTGACATTGTTACAAAAAATGCTAACTTTGGGTATAAACGATCCGAAGAAATAAGCAATTTGGTGTTAGCAGAAATAAACTCTAATAGTCAAATAACATTACCGACTGGATGGCAATCCACGAGTTTATATGTTCAAGGCATTAGAAACATCGATGGCTTAAACCCTTTAGACAACGTTTTTAGGACATTAATAACATATAATTTAACAATTACTCAAATATAAAAATTAAATAAAATGGCAGAAACTTTTGTAAGCGGTAGAGACTACCTACTTTTCGCAGACTTAGCTGGTGGTACATCTTTTAAACCAGTGGCTTGTTTGACATCAAACTCTTTTACATCAACTGTAAACACAATTGATGCAACATCTAAATGTGGAGACTTATTCCAACCAGGTCCAGCATTTTCTCAATCATTCAAATGTGAGGGATTTGCAATTGATGAGACTGGAACTCCATCAAAAGATAGTTACCAACAATTATATGCTGCACACGCTGCTGGTACTGTTTTTACTATTAAAATGGGTAAAGCAAGTCCAGTTGCTGGAGATGTTTACTATGGTGGAACATCAACAAGTGATGTATTTATCAGCAATTTTGATGTAAACGCAGATGATAAAGATGACGTTAAGTTTTCTGCAACATTTGTAGTTAGCGTACCTCCTATTGCACAAACAGAACAATCATAATAAAATAAAACGAATATGTTTAAATTAGTATTGAAGGATCGCACCCTTGATCTAAAATGGGGTACTTGGGCAATGAAACGCTTTTGCGAATTAGAGGGTAAAAGTTTAATGGAGATGATCAATGTATTATCGACTGGAGAATTTGACCTTAAAACAATTGTAAGCATTGT